CATTTCTAAGAGAAAAGGATCTAATCACAGCATAGCTCCTAATTCATGATTGATCTCGGACGCGATCAGGCGCCCATTCAAGAAGGTGTTACTTGTAACGTTGACCATTGCCGCTCGGTTCACGCCACCGGCAACAGTTCCGGCCACATCATTCATAGCATTGGTGACCAGCCCGAGGTTGTCCCGGATGCCCTTTGCGAACAGCTGCATCATATCCGGAGCGTAGGTGTGGAAGTCTGACAGCGGCCCCTCATCAGGCTCAGAGAAGCCGATGAAGTTCTTGATCTTCCGTCCGACGCCCTTCACAGCATCTACGGCGTCACCTGCTGCGCCTTTGATACCATCGACAAAATTCTCGATCATATCGCGGCCCCAGTCTAATGCTTCGCCCGGGAGATTCTTCAGCCAGTCTACAGCAGCCCCGACCTTTTCCATGATCGTGTCTTTTATGCTGCCGATCTTCTCTTTGATCCCGTTGACCATGGTCTCGACAGTAGACTTAATGGTATTCCAGATCTCGGAGAGCTTGTCCTTGATGGCCGTCCACGCCATGGTCCAAAGGTCCTTAATGATCGTAAGGGCGCTTTCGATCTTTGTCTTAACAACATTGACCGCCGCCTCTACGATCGCCTTGATGCCATTCCAAAGATCCTCGGCAAATTTCTTTATGCCGCTCCAGACCGCGGTCCAGTCTCCGTTAATAGCAGCCAGCACAATGTTCAGGACATCCTGAATCAGCGTGATTGCTACGGAAATCTCTGTGTAGATGAAATTCCAAATGGACTTCGCGTAGGCGAGAATACTATCTCCCCAGCGGCTCCAAACAGCCTTAGCGACCTGAGTGAACTTCTGAATCGCCGCCTGGATCAGCTCGACAGCCCGTGTGATTATCTGTTTGATAGTCTCCCAGATAGCATTGACTTTATTCCTGAAGTCCTCATTAGTGTTGTAAAGCAGTACAAGTACTGCAATTATTCCAGTGATCACAGCGATGACCGCAAGAACCGGCGCAGAGATTGCCGTGATGGCGGGAATCAGCGTCACCTTGATAAACGCAGCAACACTTCCCACAGAAGTCAGTACAGTCCCGACGGAGCTTATTACAACGCCCAGGACAACAAGCAGCGGAGCAAGCGCGGCAACGACTACCCCAATGCCAGCGATCAGCGTCTTCTGAGCAGAATCCAATCCGTTGAACCAGTTGACCAGCTCCTGCATCTTTGCCACTATGACCATGATATAGGGCATAAGCGACTCACCGATCGAAATAGCGAGCTCGGAGATCCCAGATTTAAGGATCGTCAGCGCTCCGGGAAGATTATTCAGCATGATCGCCGACATTTTCTCCGCTTCGCCATTATATGTCGCAATAATTTCCTGACCACTTGCCAGTGCCTCATTCATTGGAACTATAGACCCATCGGCAAGCTGTGCGAACTGTTGTGAGGAATTTGAGACCGCAGAAGAAAGCTTTTCAAAATCTGCCTCTGATGCATTTGAGATGGCAAGCAGAGCAGACATTGCCCTTGCGCCGCCAAGCATCGCAGCCGCTCTTGCCTTTTCAGCACCCTCTGCTCCAAATGTCTGCATGTTCAGCTCATCGACCGCAGCAGTATATTGCTTCTGCGTGATAGAGCCAGCCTCAAGAGCGCCATCCAGATAATCGAGCTGCTTCTCATATTCTTCCATGGGCATTTTGATATTCCCCATGGAATCTCGAATCTGCTCCATGATCTCCATGAAGCTGTACATATTCCCCTCATCATCTGCCATGGACAGACCGAGCCGCTTCATTGCCATTTCTGACTCTTTGGTCGGTTTCGCCATCCTCTGGAAGATGTTACGAAGAGATGTACCCGCCTGAGAAGACTTAATGCCGGCATTAGCCATCAGTCCGAGAGCGACGGCGACATCTTCCGCGCTGTATCCAAGAGCGCCCGCAACAGGAGCTGCATACTTGAAAGACTCTCCCATCATGGAGACGTTCGTATTCGCATTACTGGATGCCGCTGCAAGGATGTCTGCGAAGTGGCCTGCGTCTTCTGCTTGCAGGCCAAAAGCGGTCAGCGCATCGGTGACAATGTCGGATGTAGTGCCAAGTTCCTCACCGGATGCCGCAGCAAGGTTCAGAATAGGCTGAATGCCCTCAAGCATCTGGTCGGTCTTCCATCCGGCCATTGCCATATACTCAAGGCCTTCACCGGCTTCTTCAGCGGAGAACTTCGTAGCAGCGCCCATTTCTCTGGCTTTAGCCCTCAGGGCTTCCATCTGCTCGGTTGAAGCTCCGGAGATGGCCTGCACCTTGGACATCTGGGCATCAAAGTCCGCAGCTTCCTTGACGGCAAAACCGAGCCCCGCAGAAGCGGCCGCAGACACCGGCGCAAGAGCTTTTCCAGCTCTCTGCATTCCGTCCCCGACAGTCTTCATGCCCTCGCCGGCTTTGGTGATGGCTGCGATTGCCGAACTGCTCTTGACGGCCTGCGTTTCGAGATCTTTCAGGTTCTTCTCAGTGTTGATGATCTCACGCTGCAGGGCCATGTACTGCTCGGAGTTCTTATCTACCCCGTTCTGGTCCATGGTCTTCTGCTCGTCCTTCAGCAGTTTGAGCTTATCATTCGTCTCTTTGATCGCATCCTTCAGGAGCGTCTGCTTCTGTCTGAGAAGATCCGTACTGTTCGGATCCAGTTTCAGGAGCTTATTGACGTCCTTCAGCTGGGACTGTGTATCTTTTATTGATTTGTTTACTTCACGTAAGGATTTCTCAAAACCGGAGGCGTCGCCGCCGATCTCGATCGTGATACCTCTGATCTTCGTAGCCATTAGAGCCTATTCATATCCTCTTGCGTCGCGAGTTGTTTATACTCGGCACCGTCGTTCGCTGACTCAGTAAAGATGTCGAGCACCGTTCCCAGGTCAAGCGCATCAAGGTCCGTTAAAGTAAGACCGGCCTGCATCGCACGGAGCAGGAAAAGCGCCGTGTTCAGAGGCCGGTCGGTCGGTCTTATTTTTTTTTAGCTTTTACAGCTGTTTTGGATGTATCGGCCCATACGCTGAGGATCTCCGGGGCGGCTCCCATGAGCGCCATAAAATCCATCGTATTTAGCCAGTCCACATAATTTTCAAAAGTCGTCGAGTTGAATTTCGCAGAGTCATAACCCTCTGCCTGGCATTTCATGATAAAGGCGAGTTCCGTGATCATGTCCAGATCCATATCGTCGCCTCTTTCCATGAAGGTCTTCAGCAGATCACGTTTGAAGATCTGCTTATACCGGTAAGTCGTGGCAGCGTTCCCGGTGAAAAGCACCGGGACGCCGCCGATTTTGATTTCTTTTGTCATTTTCATCTACCCCCTCTTTGTTTTGAAACTCGGATCAGCCGCCTGTCTGCTGTGCGGACGGAAGCTGGACCTCTGTGAACCATGCGCCATACGGTGTTGCATTCTCCGGCTCCACGCGTGCCTTGACGATCTCCCTGTTAAGAGCTGCAGAAGTCATCGGATGAGCAGAGATCGTAATCGTATCGGTCTGCGGTTCAACAGTGTCTCCCGTGGTCTCGCCGCCAACGGACGGACGGGATGCCGTGCAGTTATACAGCACGTGACGTGCAGCATTCTGATCCCCATCGACCTCGAAAAGGAATGCAAAATGCGTGGATGCCGGCTGTACGGTCTCGACCAGAAGTCCGTTCTGGTCTACGACTTCGCCGAGGATATCCTTGCGGAAATCGTCCGGAATCATGGCGATCTCATAATCACCCTCGTAGCCATTGTTGGACATGCTGGTGAAGTAGTCGATATTATCCGCACGGAAAACATTGCTATCACCCTGAGGATCCAGCGAAAGGCTTACGGAACCCGGAAGAGCAACCGGAGTGCCATAAGTCACACCGCCATTGTCATCGAATGTAGCAACAGCATAGTATGCGGACTTGAGTCCATATTTAACCTTATTCTTCGGCATTGATGATTACCTCCATCAAATAAACTGTGACATACAGCTTCTCTGAATCGATGTACTCGGAATCCTTGGACCAGCTGAGGCCTGCCGCCTTCAGCTTTGACTCGATTTCACATTCGAGCCCGATGTCCTTGGCATCCGTATACAACTCGATTGCAAGCTGCGTGATTGTCTGATAGTTACTGTCATCCGCATGCAGATCGTCTGCCTGCGGATAAAAAAAGCAGATGAACGGCGGAGCCTGCTCGGTGCCTTCCGGGAACTGATAGTAACTCGATGGCAGACCGAAGCTCTCGATCATGCTGCTAATTTCGCTGTATTTCATTGATCAGCTCCCTCTCGAAGTCATTAATAATCTTCTTCTCCACCGGACCGATATGCTCCCTGCCGGCTACTCTGCCGCCTCCACGTTTTGCGTGGCCATGTTCAAGCAGATGCGCAAGCCTGTAGTGCGGGGCCTTACTGTGGATGATCGACTTCCGTTTAAGCACACGGTCGTCTTCACTTGTAACGGTCCAGCTTCTGGCATATGCACCGGTTCCGTTGAACTTTGCACGCGCAGAAGATTTGATAGCAGTTGCACCGGCTTTCGCCACCTTCTGAATGGCAGTATTGATATCTACATCTATCTCCGCCTTATAATCTTCCAGGATCTGGTTGATCGCGGAATCAAGGCGATTGATCGGTATTCTCTTTGACGCCATTAGTGCCTCCCTTCCGTTCGCAGTACAGCTCGATCGTGCCGTTGTTCGGACGGAAGGTCCGATAGACCGCGCAGCGCTCCGCGCCACGAACCAGAATGGTCTGCCCGTCATAGTCCAGATCCGTCATGGTGAACCTGAACTCCGGATTAAGGCCGTTCCGGCCACCGTCAAACACTTCGGAAGCGGAAACGGAGTCAAAGTAACCGTAAACAGCTTTGGCTGTTTCAGTCCTCTGACTCACGCCATACTTATCCTTTGTGTAGGTGACTGTAATCAGCTTAGCCGCTTCAGGAATCCTCATTGCGCGCCACCTTCCTCAGCTCATCGACCTGCAGACGGTAGTCCGCCATGTTGACCTCGATGTCATTGGCATCGATTCCAAACCGGGACCTGGCGAATGACCTGATGCATCCAAGTGTGGAATAATTGGTCTCGTCATTGGCGATAGCCTTATCCACCCCTTTGTTGATCATGTCGGCCCGGCACTCCTCGATGATGTCCGTGATCTCTTGGACCACATTGGTGTCAGTCGATACTGTCCGTACAGCAAACTTGATCTTATTCAGATATTCACTGCTTACGCTCATGCCGGGCCTCCTTTACTCGATCAGGTCGAAGCAGCCTGCTTGATGACCTGCATGCCGTTAAGGGCTACCAGGTCTGCGCCGGCAGTCTGAGTGCCCAGGATGCCGATCATGCCTCTCTTGAAGTAATCACCGTGCTCATCGGTGTTCACTTCGTAGTTGCCCCACATGGGCATATCGATGGTGCCGGGCTGGCCGTACAGCTGAGTGCCGTCGGTCAGGCCGTCAAGGATCCTGAAGGAAGCAGCCATGCCGCCTTCCTTGATGGTGCCGGAAGTGTTGGTCTCATCCGCGAAAGTGATCTCATAAAGAGCTTTCTTCTCGTTGGTGCCGCGAACTTCGCCGAGAGTAGCCAGATCAGCCTGGGTCAGGTACAGTTTGCAAGCGCCCTTGCCCTTGATGGGACGGAAGCCCAGAATGGTGCTGCGCAGGAAATCTTTGTCCAGTGCTCTGGAGAAGATAGCCTGCTTGAGGTCGGAAGCCAGGACAGCAGCAAGGATCTTTGCGGAAGCCTTGTCACGAAGTGCGGAAACAGCAGCATCCTCGATGGCACCCTGGTAGTTCAGAGGGCTCTGCTTGCGGACCTGCTTGGAAATCTCATCCAGGATTCCCCACTCGGAAGGATTGATCTCGACATAGTCATAAGTGGATGCAGTGCCGGCATATGCCTGGCCTTCAGTATGATCAGCTGCTACAGCGTTCGTCTTCTTATAGGCCGCTTTCCAGGCTCCATTGCCTTCCAGAGGGAAAGCATGGACATCATCTACGATATCGCTGGCAACTGCTGCCAGACCATTGATGCCGCCGACCTGTGTGGGCTTTGCAATCTTACCGGTGGCCAGAAGCTGTCTGGTTTCCATGATCATGTGACCGGATCTGAAGAATTCATCTGCCTTGTTCTCCACTTCGGGAGTTGCTACGGGTGTGCTGTTCTTTGTCTCAAGCGCCATCTTTGCTCTTACCTCCATTTCCTCTTTGTTGAGGGCTTCTGCCTCGGATGTGATCTCTGCGAGGCGGGTTTCTGTTACGTTTTCAGCTCCGGCTTCTTCAGCCAGTTCTGCTCTTCTTGCCTCGATCTCTTTGAGGCGCTCCATGTATTCAGTCATTATTGACCTCCTTGTGGTATTTGTTAATTGCAGCAAGGGCCTTCGCTCTTGCCTCGGTTATAGCAATGCTCTTCAGTCTCTCCGCCTCCAGCTCTGCAATCACTCCGTCACAGTAGCTCCGAGCACTGATTTCTGTTCCATCATTCGCGGGCAGGCTCACCGCCGACACGTCATACAGCTTGCGCACCTTCGTGATCGTCCTCAGGACATCGATCGCGCCTGTTGCCCTGTCTTCCGTAATCTCCCGCTTATCCTCATCGACCGTAAAGCCGAAGGACATCTTTGTCGAATAGCCGCCCTTGATCTCGTCATACAGCTGCCTGCCGGCTTCCGTGCCGCCGAGATCCGCCCTCATGTGAAGGCCGTGCTCATCGACGGAAAGCTCAAGCGTCTTATTACTGAGCCTTGCGAACACTCTGCCCTGGTGGTCATACTGCATGATCACATCAGACATATCGCACTCGTCGAAAGCCTTCGGATCGATCTGCTCCCGGACGGTGTATCCTTCGTATGACCACAGCTCGTACGGCTCGTTGAATGTGCAGGCATAGCCTTCCACGGTATAATCCGGCTCCTGGCTCTCCTCGCTGGCAGCCTTTACCCTGATCTCCATGCCGCGGTATTCCCTGCCGGCATCGATCTTCTTTAAAATCTTTTCCAGTTTATTCTGCTCCATCATTGCCTCCTGTTTTGCCGTCAGCACCGACCTGATATTTGCTCATGTCAGTTGACTTGATGTAATTTAATGACACATAAGATACATCCCCGTCGTCTGTCGGCGGATAGCCAAGCAGCTCGAGGTACTGGTTCTTTGTAAGCAGCCCGATCTCTTTCGTGCTGTTGATGATATTGAGCTTTGTGCCCCAGGATGCCCCCGTTGCCGCACTGGACGTCACGATGATGGCATTTCCGAAGTCCTGCTCGCGCCTGGTGAACAGTGCCTTTGTAAACGCCTCGCCCATTTCTTCCCAGAACGGCTCAACGATTGCATCAAAGTAGTTCATCATGGTCTGCTCCGGTGCGGTGTTCTTCACGACGTCTTCCGGAGTCCTCCAGAATGTATACAGACGCTTTTCAAGCTCTTTCATTTGCTCGGCATCGGTTGCCCAGGTAGAAACGCTCAAAGGCGTATAAGCTTCCGTCGCGTCAAGGGCTACGATACCGCCGGACTCATCAGCGGCCTGAATACGCTTTGTGAAGTCTTTCTGCGCCTGCTCTGCGCTCTTTGTGGCCAGCATGGCGTTCTTCTGCGTAAACAGTCCGTGGATCTTGTTGGAGACGTCCATGGCCTTCTGCAGCGATGCATACATGCTCTGTACCATCTCAAGGGAGCCGTTGAGGGCTTCGTTGCCCTGGCTCATGTAAGTCGCTCCGTCATATTTCCTCCGGAGGACCACAAGATCCTCCATGTTAACGGTCACGCGCTCCCCTTCAGGCGTCCGAAGCACCACTGCATAGCCGGACCTTCCGACCAGCTGCCGGATCTCAAATTCGAGATAGACGAGTGGCCAGATCTCGACCGGATGCATCCGATCATCCCATCGGATCCAGGCAAAAGCGGTATTTGTCACCTGCGCCTGCCATGCCATGGCGTATTTAAACTCCTGCGCGGTCATCATTGGATTCGGATGGGCGAACAGCTTCGAATACTCGGAGCTGCGCTTGATCTGTTTGATGCGGCCATCCTGATCCTTCAGCACATGTACGACCTGACCACGGGAGATATGCGTCGCGTTCGTGTCCAGGATCGCCACGCAGGTCGCGTCACGGCTGGCATCGGTGTTAAGATTGACCGATCTGGTCCCGTACCCTGATATGTACGCCGTCCTGCCCGTCAGGCTTTTGATAAAGTTTGAAAGAAATCCCATTTCTATCACCTCAGGTACGGGATAATCTCGTCCGAATGGTTCTGCAATCCCGTCCACGCATTTAATAGACTGACCATTCCGTCAATCCTTCTGTTACTTGCCGATTTAACCGGCTGTATCGATTCAATTCCGTCCTTGTTCAGAGATTTGACCGCTGTGTTCAGCAGGCACCATCTGAGCATCGGATTATTTTGATAAATTATGCGGTGCTCCTCAAAAGCACCCTTAAGAAGCTTCATCGGATACGTCCATGTGAATGGGCCCTGCCGGATCTTCTCCATGACAAAGCCGGTCTCTGTCATCTGCGGTGCCCAGTATCCGGAAAGCGCTGCATCGTAGCACACCCAGAGCGGCCTGATGTCGTGGATCTTCACCATATCGACAAACCACTGCGTGACGTCGTTATAGTCCACGGTCGCTCCGGAGCAGATCTTTAGCCATCCACGTTCCGCCCAGGCCTTATATGGCGCTTCCCGGTCGGTCCGGTGCTTTTCATCCTCCGGTGCCAGCTTGCTCTCCGGAATAAAGTACTTCTGCAGGACGTAATAGTTATCATCTCCGGGCTTCATGATCAGCAGCGTTGCGCAGGTAAGGTCCGTTGTGGCGCTTAGGTCACAGCCTCCGACCGCGAATGAATGTTCCAGGTACTCCATCGGGACCGTCTTCTGGTTCACCGCTTCCTCATAGGCCAGCCAGCCTTCGTTTGAGTTCTCCGGCATGTTGAAGTCCTTCGTGAGGACCGTCGGCAGGAACTTCGGATCTCGTTTCGCCCTCTCGACATGCTCCGTCAGCGTCTTCAGGCTCTTGATCTTGCCGAGGCCGGGATTCGCCTTCTCCCAGCAGGCCGGGTCCGACCACTCTTCCCGGCTGTCCAGCTCATAGAGCAGCGGGAGCAGTCTGTAGTCGTGATATCCGTCTTCCCACATCGCCACATGCGATGCATATTCATATCTGTCATCAAAAAAAGCCTCCCGAAGGAAGCCGTTTGTGGTGATCATCCAGTACAAAGGCTGTTCTCTCTCAGCCTGGGACTGCACAAGCACGTCGTATAGTTTTGAATCTTTCTGAGCATGCACCTCATCCTGACAGACAAAGGACCCGTTCAGGCCGTCGAGGTTGTCGGTCTTTGCTGCCAGCTTCTTGATCTTGCCGAAATTCATCTGGCAGTAGATATCCGTTTGCCGTTTGCGTTCCAGGCTCCGGAGTGCCGGCGACTGCGCCCGCATGTTGACCGCTTCCGAAAACACCTGATCCGCCTGGTCACGGGAATTCGCAGCACAATAGATCTCCGGACCGTTCTCACCGTCATTTAAGAGCATGTCGTGCAACACTGCGGATGTCTCCGTGGATTTTCCGCATTTACGGCCGCGCATGTCGAATATTTCGCGGAAGCGTCGATTATTGGTATCCTTTTCCTTCCAGCCGAAGATCAGCTGCAGCTTCGCCAGCTGGAAGAGCTCAAAGCGGATCAGCTGCTTGCCTGCTTTTCCCTTTGACTGCCGGCAGAATTTCTGCATAAAATCGATGTGGCGCTGTCCGGCCTTCTCATCAAAGTAATAAGGGAATCCCGGCGGCGGGGCGTCCATCCATCCGCATTCCCGTTCATAAACCGCCCGGATCTTCGCGCAGGCCGGAATCTCCCCGGACCTCATCTTTGCAAGATATTCCTTCGGCCAGTTCATTCCTGGTTAATAAAATCCATGAGCTCAGCAGCTGCTGCCTTCTCATCTTCTGACGGAAGGAGCCCCGTAAGCTGGATGATCAGCTTCTGGTAGGTCGCGGTGTACTTGACCCTCAGCTCCGCTGCCACGCTCTTCTTAACGCCCCACTGGTTTTCACCATTCTGATAGTACTCGGAGATTCCGTCCCTCATATACAGCAGATTGCACTCATAGATCGCGCAGGCATAGGAGGCTGCATCAGTGATCAGCTGGTCGTAGATCTTCAGCGTTGCCCTATCCACTTCCTTCAGCGCTGCCAGTATCCCCCGCCTGTTCTTTGCAATTATCTGCCTTCTGTCTGATTCTGTTAGGATCTGTTCGAATTTCTCCATATTTCTCCAAATTTAGCTACACCCGCACGAAATTTACATGGTCGGTTCTTCCGTTGGCCACTCGCCGGTCTCCAAGGGACAAAAGAAACTCAGCCACCCCGGGGGGTCAGCTGGCCGTCGGCATCGAAATAATAACCGGCATCACAGTCAGGTTTTATTTTTCCCTTGTCTTCCATCGTCTTGATCGTGTGACAGTCATGGCATAAAGACTGCAGGTTGCTAAGATCAAGTGATATCATTCGGTTGTTTATGTTCTCAGGTGTCAGCTCCCTGATGTGGTCGACTGCTGTCGCCCTGGCTCCACAGATCCTGCAGGTGAACCCATCCCGGATCAGTGCCTTCTTCCTTGCTGCCTTCCATGCTGACGATCGGTAAAAGGCAGCGGCCCATTCCTTTGCCATAGTAATCAAATACCCAGAGGCATAAAGCCCCTGGGTTCTGTTGGGAGATATTATATGAACTTAGCTCAGACTGTTCACGATAACAGTGTAACACTTTATGAATTACAATGTTTACACACTTTCCTTTTCTAAGATTACACGCATGGACTGGATAGCCTTCCGCCGGATCGTGTAGACCCCGGAGATGCTGCGGTTCGTTTTGTCTGCTATATCCCGCATGGGCTGCTTGCACAGGAAGAAGGCAGTCAGAACTATACGCTGGTCTTCATCCGGAAGCTGGGAGATCTGTGCCTTGATGGTTATGATCATGTGCGCCTTCCGGGTTTTGAGTCTGGAGATCTTCCGTTCCAGGTCGATGACCTTGCCGGCGATGTCGCTCATCTTATCTGATGGCGAGACCTGCACTACATCCTTGTCATAAGTTATTGCAGACGGAAGCAGGCAGCTTTCCATCTCTGCATGCTCTATCTCTGCGAGCCATATCCTTTTATCGATCAGCCTGACCTGCATCAGGTAAGTGTATACGTCATTGTAAGTCACATTAATTACCTCCTATTATCTTTCGCAAGCAGTGCATCCCGCTAGCGGTATACTCAGTTTGGGGAGTTCCCCAATCCCCCGGAAGGCTCCGCCTGCTTTTTGCTGATTTCTTTTACATGCACTTTGTACGGTTTCGGTAAAGGCATCCAAGCCTTTACACACCGCATCCAGTATTCTTTTGAGCTTTCAGAATCCAAGAAAATATATCTTGCAATATCTCCATTGTGGTCTGTTACAAGATATGTTCCTGCTCTTTTCGGTAGTCTCTCGGCGCACGGTATCCACTCCGGTTCCGCAGATACTGTCGGAGTGCTTTCAACAACCGCCAAACACTTTTCGGCAAAATTCCATGATGCTTTTAAGTTGTATATCTGACGTTCTGCTTCAATAAGTGGTTTAATCCTTAATACTATCTCACCTGCATCAACTGTCCGCATTCTTTTCTCCTTTCCCCCATATCCGTACCGCATTTCGGGCAGAGGTCACATAACACCTCTCCACCACTTACACCATTGCATCTAATGGCATACTTCATTCCATAAATAATGCCATCTTTATAACGCAACTCATTCTTAAGCTGGTTTTCATTCGCAACATGGCGGTTATGCTCTACCGCAAGCATTGCCTCATTAAGATCTTTTTTAAGTTTTTCGTTTTCTGCTCTTAATTCTTTGTTGATTGCAATCAATTCTTCTCTTGTTAATTCTCGTTCAATTATTTCAGCCATCTTGCCGCCTCTCCTTTTCCTTAATAAGCGTATCTTTCCACAATAGCCACCCTGGCTTATCTATCTGTTCATCGCCATACAAGTGCATACGTTCTTGAAACTCGCAGTCATCAATCATTATGTCCAAATCATTATCTTTTAACTCGTTGATATGCGATCTTATGATGCGTTGCACCAATTCGGGCATATATGTCTGTCTGCCGTGGCAATATCTTAATGCACAAATGCAAATCGTTCCGAATTCTTCTTGTTCAAGTTTTATTTTAGTCATCTTGCTGCCTTTCTACTAATTAAGTAAGAATCGTCTGCCTGTCTAAGTCATTCTCGTATTCATACATAGCTTTCCATAGCGCATCAATTGCCACCTGTCTGTCCATTAGTTCACTTATCCCGCGCCTCCTTTCAACTTCGCGCCGCATCCGGCACAATATCTTCCCATATCCCACCACCCGATTCTATGCTTACAGAACGGGCATTCTAAATCTGGCTGTGCATCTCTTGCGTATCGCTGAATCTGCACCCACTCGCCTTCCTTCGGTTCTGGCTGTGCGGATGGCACTCTATCTAAATCACACTTCACAGCTACAAGTGCCGTGTTAAACCCGTTTGAATGTTGCCACCTTCCGAAATCAGAGATTTCCGGGTCGTCCATAAATTGCATGAATTTGTCGTGGTATTTATGTTCATACGGATTCGTGCTGACTGTATTTTTTCGGCAAATATATTCAACAGATGTACGTGGCACTACATCCTCGCACGGTTCTGGCGTAATCTCTATTTCATCAAGCCGCTTTGCGAGCAAACACCCGTCTTCCCCTTTGTTGAAAGAACATTCAGGACAGCTTACGCCATTGCATATTTCAGCGTCAAACTTCATTCATTCTCACCCGCCTTTCTGCCTCATTTCACAAACAAATCCCTTCCGCACATCGGGCAGTACCTGATTTTTGCGCTTCCATGCCAACCATTTGCTTTTAAACTCAGTTCCCACCCGTTCATACCAAATCGGACAAATGCGTGATTGTTCTTCTCGATTGGA